TCCATGCCTCATCTAAAGCTGGAGATATGCCGGCTGGACCAACCTGCACACGAACATGAATGCCGGTGCTTGAAACATTAGCGGCAATCACATTACCCATCGGCTCCTTATGGCGATAAAGAAATGGAATCGGCAATTTAAAAGAGATGCCGGCAGTCTCCAAAATGTCGCCATCGCGAGCCAGAACCGGCGTCGTCGCAATGCCCTCAATGATGCGCTTGTCCTTATCAATTTCCCGTATTTCCAACCATGTATATGCACGATTGATCATTTAGTCTCCTTCACAGCAAGAAAAACTGCGGTTCTTGCGGAGTAGGACTCAAAACATTGAGGCCTTCCGCCATTGCTAATGCAACCGCACCGTCAATGCGTCCGGCCGCCTTGAATTTTGTAAATTTCCGGTTGCCGGCCGGATCCATCTCAACCTGGGCGTTGCCCATACACCACGCCAACACGGGATGGTTGCCGTGGCGTAGCTGTCTTGTCATCAAGGCGTCTTCTAACGCCTGAATCGATGTGGACATCTCTCGAAAACCCTGACCATGCGGCACTAGGTCCACATCGACGCCCTCATCTTTCATTGCTATCTGAAAACGATCAAGACCCCAACGATCAAAGGCAATAGCATGCAGCTTGAATCTGCGTTTTGCGTCGCCTATAGCTCGCGCGATGAATCTGTAATCAATGATATTTCCCGGAACAGCTTTCAGATATCCCTCGCGAACCCACTGCGCATATGGAGCGCGGTCTTGATCTTCTCGCTGACGCAACCCGTCTTGTGGAGTCCAGAAATACGGCAACACTGCGCCATTTTCAAAACGAAGTACGAGAGTGCTGAGATCGTTTTTGTCTGAGAGATCCAACGCCCCCACGCATCTCAATCCCTCAAGGTTGCCGGGAGATTCTCCGTTTGCACGCCATATATCTGGATCTACGAACGGAGTCGCCGTATCTACCCATTCGCAAAAATTCAAACGGCGCGTCAAGTTCTGTCGCGCGGGCATTCCGAGAGATTGCAAAACCTCATTTTCTAGATAGCTGGACGGTATAGAAATATCCAGCATCGGCGACGACTTTTTCCATACTGCTGGATCTTTCCAATCATCGCCGACATCCAATCCGCACACATAAGAGAAAAAGGCGTCATCCTTGCGTTTGCCGCACGCCACCTCAGCAGCATAGTTGTGGTATCGCAGACAAACGGATGTCGGATCATTAATTCCAGAATTGGTGATCATCAATACTATCGCGCCTGGACGTCCCTTAATATTCTTTCGCGTGAACTCAACCATCGCATCCGTCGGATGTTCATGAATCTCATCAAGCAGAACGCAATACGGCCTAAAACCTGATTTGCCGCGGCCGTGATTCTCAGAGGATATAGGCCTGAAAAACGAACCAGTCTCCGTATAGGCCAGGTTCCATACTTTCGTCCAGTCGCCATCCTTGCCGCCGCTCTTTTTGATGCGCTTCAATAATGCGGGAGACTGATCGACCATTGCAACGGCGTCTCTAAAGAGAATTTTGGCCTGGTCCTTATCAACCGCGGCCGAATAGATCTCAGCTCGCGGTTCCTTCATTGCAGTTAGCATGTATAGCCCAATGCCGGCAGCAAGAGGCGACTTGCCATTTCCCTTCCCTTCTTCCACATAAGCCGTGCTAAAACGCCTTTGGCCATTCAACAACTTCCATCCATATAATGAGCCGACAATAAATTGCTGCGATGAATGAAGAATGAAAGGTTGACCCTCATGCGTTCCAGAGAGACGTAGAATGTCGGCATAGAAGTCAATGACATGCTGTGCAGCATCGCCATCCCATTTAAGATCTTTGCGTTTTCTATCGTTGGCATGACGTTGACACGCCGCACGAACGTGAGGCCCGGCAACTTCCTCACCGCTCAAAACGTCTGTAACGTATTGATCGACGCCAGAACCAGGTTCGTTTTCGTTTTTCTTTTTACTAGCCATGCTTTAAGACTTGAATGTCAATGCCATTTCGAGAATTAGGACCTTACGATTGGGAAATTTCTTTTTCATTGACTCTGAGATCCTATCCCGGGTAGTCAAATACAAATCGAACTTCAATACCAATGTGTCGTTAGGTTCTAATTCACGGCAGGCAGCGCCGTTACGCCGCCGAACAGTTTAAATATGTCGCGTCTGTTCATTATTTTGAATCTTTGGGAGGTTGATATCTAAGTTTGCCCGTTGACGGATCCACCGGGCTAACTTGCGACCTGGCAATAAAAGTAAACACCGCAGTTGAGAATGCCAGAATCGCCCCGGTCTGCTCCGGCGTAAGCGTCACGCCAAATGTTACGATCAATGTAATGGCCGCTTGAATCAGGCCCAAGAACACCACTGGCTCTCTCGTCCATAAGTTATTCATATGTTATCCTTTTCATCCGAAAAATTTCTCCTCATCGTCGGTTTTATCCGGCTCTGTCTTCGACAACGGCGCACTGACTCGCGTTCGCGACGCCGGCGTCATGCCGAACTCGATCAGAAATTTGTGCATGAGCTCTGCGCATCGTTTCTTTATAGAGAAGTACGGATTTTCAACGCGGTTTCCCGCAGAAGTCGTGAACACCAAACCGGTATTCTTTCCATTGTTCTTTAGTTTATCCGAGGCTTCGACGTAATGCTCCCAGAACTCGCAATACGCGACAAGTGCGGCGCGGTCCAGGTTGGTCATCAGGCCGTTATCTGCGAGCTCCTTGACAATTCGGTGCCACTCCTCAAGCGCGATGGCTCCTAGATGCTTCGGGGGCTTCGGAATAGCTGCTTTAGGCTTGGGTTCGTCCTTAGCAACGCGATCCTTGCGATACGTTCCCTCTACAAGTTTAAGTTCAGTCGGTTTCTTCGGCGGTCCAGGCATACTAATATCCTTTCGGAGCAACTATATGAAGCGGCACTTGAAACGTTTTGGCAATATCTTCCGGTGACCATTTTAAGTGCTCTACATATAAGCCGTTTTTGATGACTATTGTTTCTCCTGGATTCAACTTGTCAAGTCTTGCCGCGATTGTCAACTTGTCATCTTCTTTTTTCTTCACATTGAGAAACGGCAAGGCTGCGATCACGTTGAGAAAATTACGTCTATTCATATTTCCCTCTATCCTGTAGAAATTGCTATATTGACGACGTGCAACAGACAAAGCCGACTACCGGCGAGTTATGCAATCAATGCCAAGACAAAGACAAAAACAAGAATTGCACTAGCTAGCCAATTGGCGGTTCATTGTGTGGGAGCGAGCCGTCTTAACTTCCATTTCTAGCCCGCACCGATTCCCCACAAACAGAACCTGACTGACAAACGCTGCGTAATCGACATCATTGATGACAGCCATATCGTCAAAACAGGCTAGGCATAAAACCCTGCATGCCCATTCCTTGCCAGCTACTCGATTCCAAATCTCATCAGGCACATCGAAATTCATGTAATCAATTGCTCCGCAGCGCTTACAGCTTTGGCGCTGAATACCGTCTATTCGAATAGCCCGAACAAAGTCGTTAACCAGCTTACGTAATACATTCATAACTATTTACACCGCAATCCGTTTTTGTGATCCAGTTTCTTTTGGCAATCTAATTCAATTGTTTTCGACCGGCTGCCTACAAATGCTTTAAGGGGCCGCCGTATATTACAACCCATACAAACTCGAGTTTCCCGCGCCTGAATCGAACTAATTGGTGTAGTCATTGTTGCACCTTTTAAAACGCTCCCATTCGCCATGGGCCTGTTGTTGGACGTGGAACTCCGTTCTTGTCTGCATTAAGTATTGAAATTCCAAGTAATGTCAAATTCACGCCTGTTCCTATTGCTGGAGAAGTCGGATTCAAATTCTCATTACCTGGCGCAGCAACCCACTGTGGATTAAATCCTAACAATCCATTCATATCCTTACCAGCTGCTCGCCAATCCGCGTAATTCTTCCAACCAGCCGAGTAGAGCCAACCAGATGAACAATTTAGCAAGTTGTAGTCGCTGGTTATTACTGCCGCAGTTGTCGTATCTTCAAAATGGTAGCAATACTGCGGCGCTGAAATAATGTTGTTCTTGAGGACGATACTTGATCCAGGTCCTGCTTTGCGTGCAAGAATTACCGCAGACATTGCATTTGGACCAATAGCTGCAAATGA